AGAAGATTGCTGATAAGCTGTGGGAGAAAGCAGCCGCAAGCAACTTCAATGATGCATCCAAGGCTGAGATTCGTAAAGCATTCCTTGCTAAGGCTCGATCACTGCTGGCACCAGTATTAAAAAGTGCCCGAAATGAAGCCTTGAAGGGAATGGGACGTAAGGTTAAAGAAGAGGATATCGAAGATACTACTGAAAAGGGCGAAAAGCCCCAGCGACAGAAATCTGAGCGCCGTCTTAGCTCCGATAAGAATAAGACCAATTTAGACTCGGTTAAGGGTAAGTCGAGCTACGAAGCCTTACAGTCACTGATGGGAGACTAGAGTGTCAATATCCGCTGATGTACTTAGCAGTATTAAATTCACTGGCGACCAAGAGAGTGAACTAGTTTATGACACTGGTGAGTTGACTGATTCGCCTTGTTATCAACAAATTGTTACTCTTGCTAGTGGAAATAATACTATTAGCGTCCCTGATGTTGAGGACTTTACTGTTCACGGACTTGCAATTGTTCCACCAACCGCGAATGAAGTAGAGCCTGTTCTAAAGGGTGTTAATGGTGACACTGGAGTATCACTAAGTTCAACACAGGTTTCAGTAGTGCAGTTAGGAGCTACTCCACCGGCTAGCATTGTTCTTAATGTTAGTGAGGAAGTAGCTGGATTCCGTCTAATTTGGTTCTAAGGGAGCTTACAGATGGCAGTTACCGAAAGTCAGGTAGTTGCATTAGAACTTGAGCGCGTTATTCCGAAGATTCAAACACTCTTCGAGCGCGATGACTTGTTCTTTTCAACTATTAAGAAGCGCGATGTAGAGAAGATCTCTAATCGCCAGATGCGCATTCCACTTGAGATTCGTCCTGGTGGATCATTCCAGTATTTTAATGCTGATGGTGGAGACTTAGGACGCGGTGGTGGGCCGACCTTTGAAAAGGCTGTGCTCAATTCCGTATTCCTTTCAGAGAATATTGAATATACCAAGTTAACTCAGTGGTCTACTGATTCTGACCGTAAAGCCATTGTCAATGCAGTACGTCGTTTGACTGCAACGGCTATGGATGAATTACGGCGTCAGTTAGATTCACAGTTAATGCAGGCCGGTGATGGTGTCGTGGGTGTTATTACCACGGCAACGGCTGGTGCTGGATTTGACACTTACTTACTTAATACCGATGGTTTTGGTGCTCGTTTAGTTCGATACGGGCAGACCATTCAGGTATTTGATTCTACTCTTGCTACTCTTCGTGGCACGGGTCTTATTACTCAGTGGGATGTGGCTAACAAGACCATTCAGGTTACACCAAATATTGCTGGTGCGACTACGGATGATAATCTTGTGGTTATGGGCATTGCTTCGCCCACATCACTTCCTGCTGTTTATGGTGTTCCATATCATCACTCTAATGCTTCAACTGGGACTTGGCTTGGATTCCAGCGTTCTTCGACGCCTGAAATTCGTTCCAATGGTGTGAATGCGAGCAGCAATCCTCTCTCGCTTCCACTTCCCCGTTTAGCTATCAATCAGATTGGTAATCGAGTTGGTATTAACAACTCCTTTAATCCCACTGCTTGGATGCACCCTGCGCAGAAGCAAGCGTATGAAGAGATTGGTCAGCTTGTAATTCAGATTCACAAGCAGCCCAAAGATGAAGCTTTAAATATGTATTTCGGCGATAATATGCAGATGGCGGGTGCTTCCGTTAAGTGCTCGTTTAACTGGAATCCAGAACGTATTGATTTGATTGTTGAAGAGGTCTGGGGTCGTGGAGAGACTCTTCCACTTGGTTTCTATACCACTGATGGCCGACGTATCTTTGAGATTCGTGGACCGTCGGGTGGCGTGGCTACCGCGGAAATCTTCTACATGGTCATTGGAACTCAGTTCTTTGTTAATAATCCAGCCGCAACTGCTTACATCTACAACCTTGCAGTCCCATCGGGCTACTAAGGAGATATAATGCCTGCACCTACTTTAAACTTTCAAGACCTTTCAACTGTTCAGTCAGAGCAACAGCCAGCACCGAGGACGATTGCCTCAGCAGCTACTATTGCCCCAACTGGATTCTTGACTATTGTTACTGGAACTACTCAGTTAGTTAATATTACACCTCCCGTCCCGTGGACACATATGATTGCATTGATGTTTCCAGATGCTATGGGTGCAATGGCAACCTCTGGTAATATTGGTGTTGCTGCTGACCCCGGAGTTAACATTCCAGTTTTCCTGGTTTACAATCCAGTTGCTGGAAAATACTACCCTGGTGCAGTTAGCTAGTTAGTTAAGAGGAGCAGCAGAATGAAGACTGTGAAGGCAACGAGGAATATCGAGATACATATTCATAGTCATTCTGCTGCTCTTGAATCTAAAATCGACAAGATTCTTGAGCAGCAAGGAGAAATGATGGCAACAGTAGCAGAACTGAAAGCGGAACTAGTTGAAATTAATACCACAACGGATGAATTAGCGGCTGACGTTGCCGAATTGATTGCGAAACTTCCTGACGAAGCTGGTCTTGAGGAAGTTAAGCAGGGTTTAACTGCTGTGAAGGATCGCCTTAAGGGTGTTGCTTCTCAGTATCCCACTACTCCTGTGTAGTTTGAGGGGAGGGAGTCTAATAAATTCCCTCCCTATTTTCATGGCTGAGAAACTAGAAACTATTAATCAGTACTTGACAGATAATTTCGGCATCGATACAGATGACCGAGAACCAATTTTCCGTGTTGTATTCTCAGATGAACAATTTGAGAAGCGTGAAACGAAATACACTGACTCTGGAATTGAACTCTTGCATTCGGAAGTTCGTTTACTCCCTAAGTATCAATGGATTAAGGGGATGTATGTCCTTGAGCGCAGAGTTTTAGTTCCTGAGGTTAACCTGAAGGAATTAGCGGCTATCAAGAAATCATATGAGCCGCTATGGGTCTTTGAGGGTAAGGACGGCTTTCCAGTTCCTCCTACGATTCTAGCATGTAAGTTTGTTATTGATGCATTATATGCCGCTCTTGGTAAACAGAGCCTAGCTAAATATAAGGAGGAGGAAAAGCCTGCAATTGGCAGTGCTCAGGACAATTACGAAGCTAATAAAGCAGCAATCGACAAACTTGAAAATGAGTTATTTGGTGATGAATCTGGTTTAGGTCAGGAAACAATTAACGCATCCGGTAGTGCAATCATTATGCCGGGTAACTACTCTAAGGGAGTACATTAAGATGGCTTTAGTTGGTGGATTTCCAAGTTTAAGAGAGATTAGCCGTAGAACTGTCCGTGGGCCAATTAACCCACTAGATAAGTCTACGCTTGTTTCTATTTATCCTCGTCCCATTAAATTTAAGAATGTTACTCTTACTCCTGGTTTATGGAGACTTGAGCCAGGTAATGTAGAGAAGCCTGCAATCTTAACGATTGGGCCTTCATCTTGGTGGAGAGATGTTGGACCTGACGAGCCGCTAATTGAAATCGCACAGTCCTCTGTTCAAATCGCTGAGTCCCTCGTTAAGGACTATTTGAATGGGATGTTTGCTTGCAATATGCACGATTCAATGCCTGGATTGTTCTTTATTCCAGGTTGTAAGACAGATGCTCATGGTAATCCAGATGACAAGAAGACTCGCCAGTGGATTCATGATGAGTATCAGCATCTTCTAGCAGCGGCTGTTACTACTCAGTCTAACTACTGGAGAAATTTAATTAGGTATGGAGATGCTCTGTGGGCTCGTAGTAATGGTAACCCTCTTGTTATCAATGACGAGACACGTTTAGCCGCTAAGTTGCTTGGCGTGCAAGATAAAGACTGGATGAAGGACCATCAGAATCAAGGCCAGGTTCGTTGCTTTGCTTGTGGTTCATTCAAGAGTCCAGATTATCCTATTTGTCAGGCTTGCCATTCTATTGATCCTCAGCATCCAAAGGCACACTTGATTCAGAAAGCCGCAACTGGCCCATTTGTTGGTTTGGAGAATAAGAAGTAATGCCAATCCTGTTAGCTTCGGAAGTAATGGACTTAGCCGCAGCGGCTATGAATGATGTAGACAAGACTGTCTATGATTATGAGACTCAAATTCCATACTTAAAAATGGCACTTCAGGAGCTACAGGAAGTCTTTGAACTGAATAGCTTGGCAGTTACTGAGAGAAGTTCGGCTCCAATTCCTGTAAATGCTGGAGTGACTGAGATTATATTTAATGCCCCAAGTCAGCCTAGATTGCCGGATAACTTGATAGAACCTCAACAGTTATGGGAGCGTCCAAGGGATAATAATCCATACGTTCCTATGGTTCGTAAAGAGTATATCCCACATGATCTAGCTGGTATTAACACTAACATGTTTACCTATTGGGTGTGGCAGGATAATAAGATCCTTCTGCTTTCATCTAATGCTGACAATGACATTAAAATTGATTATATAGGTTCCCTCTTTCCAAAGTATGTTAGGTCAGACACGATTCTTCCAGTCCAGAATGCTCAGGGCTATTTGAGCTATAAAACGGCTGAATTGATGTCCGATATGATTGAACATAATGATGCAAGAGCACAGTCTAATGGTGGGCGGGCTCTCATGGCATTAGATAGGATTTCTGGTATTACGATTAAGAGCAAGCAGCAAATTATGGCACGTCGTAAGCCGTTCCGTGCTGCATACAAGCGGGTAAGTAGCTGGTAATCTCTGGCGCAATTTCGCGCTGGCCTTAACGGCTGGAGAAACAGAATGACAATGAGTGGGTATTGGCGTGATACCAGGATTGAGAATAGGCGTGCTACTCTTAATCAATATGGTCAGATTAATAATGTGTGGATTATTGCTCCACAAGGTGGCCCAGGGCCATTGGGCGGGTTTGGTCGTAGTCCTTCTGGGACATTTGAATCATTCACTGCTTTAAAGCCACATCTTAGGAGCCGAGACCTAGTTTATTTATTTGGTGTATTACGCGAGCAGGTTGTTACTCCTGCTGGTGTAAATGACGTTACTATTCTAGGTGCAGCAAATCAGGCAAGGCAAGCTACCTCTGGTGGAGTTCCTACTAGTGGTGGTGCTTCTTGGCTTCCTCCCACCTCACCTGTTGCATTAACTCCTCTTATTGAAGTTATTGGTCAGGGTTGGGTATTTCAGAATATTGAATTTAGTCCTACAACTTCAAGTGCTGCTATTCGTTTAACACGCAGTGCTTCTGTTGATGCTACTGATGCAAGCCATGCTCAAATTGTTGAATGTTACTTCCTTGGTGGTGGTGACGGTCAAATTGGTGTTGAGGATAACGGTGGTGCTAGTTTCGTTCTAGTCAATGGTTGCCGATTCCAGGCTCTTACCGGAACGGCTCTCCTTGGCTTAACTACTGCATCAAACGTCCCACAGGATTGGAGAATTCTTAATAACATATTCTGGCAGAACACCAACGATATTAAGATGTCGTTGAATTTCTCTGTTATCCAGAATAACCATTTCTGCTCTGCAGGTTCTGGTTCTACTAATAAGGTTGTTTCAACTGTTGCATTATCTGGTCAGGGTGCAAACAATCACATTACATTGAATTTCTTCCACAATTCTGCTGCCCAAGTTCAAATTTCAAATGGTTACAGTGGTGCTTCTACTGACATGTGGGCTAATTATGCCATTGGTCAGGCTGCACTAGTCATTACTTCACCGCCAGGAGCGTAAAATGCCATCAGATAGAGTGCAGAATCAGTTTAGTGTTGGCGATACTGTTAATGTTCCAATCACAGTCACTGCAGTTGGTGGAACTACACAGCGTCCAACAGTTACTGGAACCACAAAGTATCTAGGATTCGATGGTAATAATGATACCATTGGTCCGGTTGATGCTGTTCAGGTAGTCGAGGATAAGTAAGAGATAGGAGAGTAGTTCGGATCTGGGAACTCAGGCTTGACTCCAGCTTGAGAAAAAGATAACTGGGCTACTCTCCTTTTTAA